CAGCCCAGTCGGAATAGGACTGGACGCTAGTAGGTTTGACCAACATGTGTCACGGCAGGCACTCCAATGGGAGCATGGAATTTATGCGGCTATGTTTGAAGATAACAGCGAGCTTAAGTGGCTACTCAAACAGCAGTTGGACAACGTGGGGTATGGGGATTACCCCGGCGGCCAAATTCAGTACACCACCGAGGGCTGTCGGATGTCGGGGGATATGAACACCGGTCTGGGAAATTGTCTATTGATGTGTACAATGATGTATCAGTACTGCAAAGACATCGGTGTTAAAGCGCGTTTGATCAACAACGGTGACGATTGTGTGTTGATCGTGGAGGAGGAGGACCTGCCTAAGGTCATGGCTAGTTATGGCGATTGGTTCCTGAAGATGGGGTTCAAAATGACCCTGGAGGGAGACGATATCGCCACTGCCATTGAACAGGTAGTGTTCTGCCAACTCCAACCCGTATTCACAGGCGAACACGGGTGGACGATGGTTAGGCAGTTAAAGGCCATCATCAAGGACGCGGCATGCCTGACTCCTGACATAAAAGGGATATCCACATGGATGGGTGCGGTGGGCGAGTGTGGGCTGGCGCTGGCCGGGGACATCCCGGTGTATGGCGCCGTGTACCGCGCTTACGCTCGCATGGGTGATACAAGCAGGGCTGATGGCAGGCATCAGCGGGTTACAATTGGGCACAACGCTTTCCGCAATACCGGGATGGCGTTGGCAAGCCGTGGCATGAATCGTGCAGCCAACGGCGGGCCCACCCCGCAAGCCAGGTGTAGTTTTTACTTCGCCTTTGGTGTCGAGCCGGACCTACAAGTGGCCATTGAGGCACGCTTTGATAACCTGGAACGTGGCAAAGATGTTGCCCCGTTTTCGCTGCACGATTTGCTTCCTAGGGATTAAGAACCAGTTAATCGCATGCCTAAAGGTAAGAGTAATAATAATAAGAAGGCAGCCAAGCGGGCTGCCCGGCGTTTCCCCACCGTGCTGAACAATGCAGCGCGGGGTTCTGACGCTGCCCATCAACGATTTCGAGCCGCCATGCTCACACCGTTTGACAAAACCGCTTATGGTGCACAGATACCAGACCAATACTGTGCGCCCACTGCCACATATCATATCAAGAACCGATTTACGGTCACCACTACCTCTGGTGGTACCGCCGACTTGGTGCTTATGCCTAACGCTTGTATGCATGGTTTGTGCTTCAATGGCACACTCTCAGGCGGAATCACCCTCGTCACTCGCGACGGGGTCACTTACCCAAGCTCCGGAGTATACACAGCTCCTGCCTCATTGGCGGGTAAGCTGGCCAACTACCGGATCGTTGGAATGGGTGTTAGAATTAAG